GACTGTCAACATTGCAGGATGGTATTGATGCATTAGCGCGGCGCATAGGTCAAGTCCTAACACCAGCACTAAAGGCAATTTTCAACCAAGCAATTGCAGTTGTTGATGCAATCAATGCTGCGTTAGCCGCGGGCAGGGGTGGTGGCTTTACTCGTAGTGTTGCAGGCGCTCGACAATTCTTAAACATTGGCGCAACAAGCCAAGCGGTAGACAATATAGCTAAAGGCATAAGCCAGGTATCTAGCCAAAAGAACAAATCAGGTATTCAGCAAAACCTGCAGGCTTTACAGCAATATCAAAGGTTGTTGCAAAGTATTAGGCCTGAAGACGTCAATCAAAAAAGAGCCTTAGCTTTGCAAGGACAAATTTTTGCCAAAATTGATCAAAACCAAGCGGCATTAAAGCAACTTCAATCTGGCGCTAAACAGACCAACAAGTTATTTACGCCTCCATTGCTAGGCGGTGGCGGTGGCGGCGGTCGCGCAGCAGGCGGTGGTGCTGATAAAGCTGCCAACAATGCTAAGCGGGCGGCAGAAGAAGCCAAGCGTCTAGCGGAGCAAATAAGTCAACAAGTCAATGCCGCAGAATCACTCAAAATTCAACAACAAGGCAGCCTTGCTATTTTGCGGTCAAGTAATGAGTTTGAAAAAGCATTTGTTGAATTTGGCGTAAAACGAACTGAAATTCAACGACGTTACAGCGAACTTACCCTTGCAAGCAAAAGCGATGAAGAGCGCAAGTTATTAACAGAAGCACGTGCTCTTGAATTTAAGCAAAGTAGCTTTGAACTGCAAAAGCAAATTGCAGAGCTGACTAAACAAGCTACTGCGCCATTAGATGACATCGTATCCAAACTTAAGGATCAAGTTGCATTTGAACGTGAGTATGGAGAGTTGATTAAAAACGGCACCAATCCAGAACTAGCAAAGCAAATCATTGAGATTAACCGCGCATATGAAGCCAGCGCAGCGGCATTGGTTCCGGCATTGGCTGCAGCACAAGCTGCTGTAACCAAAGCAGAAGCGGAAGGCGCGTCTGCAACTGAAATTCAAAAATACCGCGCAGAGCTAGAGCGGATACAGGAAATCCAAAGCGGATTGCCCGCGGCGAGAACAGGCGCTATAGCTACCGCGACCACACTAGCTGCACCTAAGACAGACCAGCAAAACATTACCGAGAAGATCGCCACTCTTAAAGATGAAATTGCTGATCTTACCAGCATCAGCAACATTGCCATTACATCTGCAGAAGGTATCGGCAATGCCTTTGCGCAATCATTTCAAGGTTTAATATCTGGCACTATGACCGCCAAGGAAGCCTTGGGTAGTTTTTTCAAGTCAGTTGCGGATATGTTCCTTGAGATGGCTGCGCAGATCATCGCAAAGCAAATCACCATGATTATCCTGCAAACGATCCTTAAGGCACTTGGCGGCGCACCAGGCGGGGGAGCAGGGCTATCTAGCGGCTTTGATGCAGGTAGCGCATCTGCGTTGCCAACGGACGCTGCCGGCTGGAGTCAATCATTTGCGACCAAGCTGCCTGGCCGCGCCGCTGGCGGGCCTGTAACCGGCCAGCAACCCTACATGGTGGGCGAACGTGGTCCTGAGTTGTTCGTGCCAGGCACCGGCGGCAGCGTGGTCAATAACAGCGACTTGCGCAGCGCAATGAACGGTGGCGGTGGATCCAGCGGATCCCCCGTGCTTAACATGAGCTTCCAGTCCACCAGCATCAACGGCGTAGAGTATGTCAGCCGCGAGCAGTTGGAGCAGGCAATGGCTGAAACCCGTCGTACTGCTTCTCGCGATGGCGCTAAACGCGGAATGACAATGACGCTTGATCGCATCCAGAACAGTAGCTCCACACGCCGCAAGGTGGGCATCTAATGGCTAACTTTCCTGCGCTAAAGCCAACTGCTCGTAGCTTCCAGCTAGGCCAATACCCAGTCAAGACATACCGGGCAATGTCCGGTGCAGTGGTGCGCCGTAGTTTCGGCAATAAGGCATTTGGCTATACGCTAGAGCTGGAATTTGCCAATGTTCCAGAAGCCACGGTTAATACCATCATTGATCACTACAACGGTCAACAAGGTGGTACTTTAGGGTTTGTAATTGCCACTGAAGTATTGGCTGGCTATAGCTTTACTTTGCAAAATAAAACTATCTATCCCTCTGGCATTGAATGGCTTTACGCTGAGCCGCCTAGCATTAGTAGCGTAATCAAAGACATTAGCACCGTAACAGTGAAGCTGGTCGGTGAAATGCGATGACTGAAATTCGACTGGCGCAATACTTTTACCTTATCACGGAAAGTGGCACGCAACACCGCTACCAAAATTTCTTCGTCAGCGAAGCTCGTTACCTTGATGGCCAACGGTATGAGTTTGCGCCGTTTCGCGCTGAAGGTAGCACCGCCAACCTCAATGGTGACAACGGCATGGTGCGCGTCTTGTTCCCCAACGTGGAGTATGCCATCCGCCTTGTCGAGCAAGGTGACGGCAACCGTCTAAGCCGGCTAACCATCACCACGCAATGGTTGAACGCTGCTTTGGCACCATCACGCAGCTACCAGGAACGGTACGTCGGCATTGGCGCCAGTTATTCAGACACTACAATCGAACTGCGCTATCGCACCGCCATGGACTCTGTTGGTGCGTCATTTCCAGCGCGTACTCTCACCCGTGGCCTTGTTGGCCCATTGCCCCTCAATGCAGAACTTGTCCTTCAATGATTTGATTGGCCTGCCATACCAATGGGGCGCTGCTCCATGGTCTGGCAAAACCGACTGCTTTCAGCTTGCTTGTGAGGTGCATAAGCGACTGGGGTTTGCCGACTACAGTGATCAATTCGAATGGGTGTATGAGCTGTTTGATGAAAGCACATTTGCCAAACCATTGCTGGTGCGCTGGATGATTGAAAATGGCACTCGTTTGCAGCAACCCATTCTTGGCGCAGTGGCACTTCTGCCGGCTGCAATTGGGTCTGCATTGGGTACAATCGTGGAAGATGGCGCATTGTTCCTGTCGCCTAGTGGCACTGTTATCAGGGCGCCATTACCTAGCGGCATCGGCCATTACTTCTGGATGAATCAATGACCCGCAAGCTGCTGCCTTACGAATACGATTTGATTGACGCCTTGGGCGTCACTAAAGAAGAATACCTTGACTTTGTAGCGCAACAGCACATTTACGAGGATGCCAAGCAAGACACTGTGCTGGATATTCGCGCAGAGCCGGTTTCGATCATTCTTGCCGTTGTAGGCATTCTATTTCAGTTGGTATCTGTGCTGTTAATGCCCAAGCCTAAGGCTCCGCAAGAGCAGCAAGGCACAGCGCAAACCAGAGATGCAGTATTAGCGCCACGCATTGGTTTCAACGGCGCTCAAGATCTCGCCGTATATGGCGACACCGTACCGCTGGTTTATACGAACACCGCGCAAAACGCTAACGGCGGTGTGCGCGTTGCAAGTTTGCTGTTGTGGTCAGCCATCCTTAGCTTTGGCAACAACCAGTTTATGCGGCTGATGATGACAATTGGCGCATCAAGCATCGCTCGCATCGACCCAGAACGCACTGCACTTGGACAGTTCCCCGCCAAGGATTTGGTGTTTGGCAACGTGTGGCAATACTACAGCGAGAACGGCCCAACTCGTTATTGGCACCTAATCAAAGGAGGCGGCACCGATCCAACAATTCGTTCTGGCATTGATACTACTGCCAGATTGACTGGACTGCCAAACGACCAGGAAGGTTTCAGCCAAGCATTTTCGCCTACCACCGCAAGCACCGTAGGCGTAACCGGCTTTATACCCATTGAAGCGGATGTACTAATCCTAAATGAAGCTGGTAATTCCGAGCGCAGGCGTGTTGAGGCGCGATTCCAATCTCAAGCTGGCACATATTGGTCAGACAATGGCGACCGCCCACTTGTGCCAGTGGGTGCTTCTTGGGTGTTATTTATTGCTCATACTATTGAACTGCTTCCTTCCAGCGACACTGCAGGCATTGCGCGTCAAGATGCACTGCGTGATTCCGCGTCACGCATCGACAATGGAACCATATTCAAAGCCGGCTCTGCGTTGTTTCGCGTGGTGTCCGTAAATTTTACTGGTGGGTCCAATGGCATTGAAGAAGGCGATTTATGGGCAGGCGTCGAGTGCATCCGCACCGGAAAGTTACCTCGTGCAAATCCAGGAATAGGGCACTGGCAGCAAGTAGGCAGTCAAATCAATGCATTGCGTGCCGAAATTGATAGTAGAAATAACCGAATTGCAGCCGCTGAAACATCTCGCAATAAGAATCAAATTATCCTAAACCGTGGGTACACAGTCGTTTTTGGAAGAGGCGGAGCTTTCAACAGGCCACTTACTCAAGCAGACCGCGATAAATATCAATCAACTGTTAATAACCTCAATAATGAAATCGCCACATTACAAAACGAAAACAATGCGCTGCAAAGCCAAATCAACAGCTTACAAGGGCAAGGCGGCCCGGAAACATTCCACGTAAAGGGCCTGGCGCGTGTTGAAGAAGCTGCTTATGCCAGCGTCACCAAGTGCAATGTTCTGGATATAGCCCTGCGGTTCCAAGCATATCGACGCCTCAGTGGTCGCGCCAATGTGTATGGCAAAGATCAAGTTAATTACGGCCACAGCGCATCAGACAATGGCGCCAAGGCACGCACTGCTATGTTCGCCGTGTGGTATCGTCTTGATAACGCAGGCGATTACATTAGATTGCCGTATATTTTCTGTTGCCGTGGAGTAAACGAGCAGGAAACATTTACCTACCTAAAGCTAATCACCCGCAATGCCGGGCCACGGTTTATTGAAGTTAAATTAGAGGCCGTTGTTGACACTTACACAGAGATTCGCACGTTCCACACTCGTGGATATTGTTACTTAAATGCCACCGGCCCGCTCGTGACCTTGGGTACCGACCTGACAGAAAACGACAATTTGGAAGTGTACTTTAATGGCTCAGTGTATCGTGATGGCAGCAGGGGCGATTATCCACCATTTAACAAATCCCCGGCCAACACCTCAGAATGGGACTTGTTTAATTACGACGCTTTTTCCAACACTTCCTTTTCTTTTGATTCATCCACTGAAATCAAAGTTACTGCCGTAACAGAACAGCGCATTGAATCATGGGCAAGCTACAGCCCCAGCTTGTACAACGGCTTGTCCACCTTGGCGGTGCATATTGTCTCAGGGGCTGGCACTCAAGACCTGCGCAGCGTTAGTGCCTATGTCACCGAAGGCAAGCGCGTGCGGCTACTGCCGACCAACCTTGACTACTTTGGCAATGAAGCCACTGGTGCGCCATACGACAACAACATTGAAGCATTTGCCAACAGCGGCCCCAGTAACTCCACTTCCTTTGCGCCTGACATTTTCCTAGATACCATCTTGGATGAAGTGAATGGCATCGGCCAATATGCCAGCTTGCATTCTGTTGATGTGATGCAACTGGCGCAAAGTAAGCGATTCTGCCAACGCAACCAACTATTCATGGATGGCGTGATCGCAGATGGCAGGCCGTGGCGCGAATTTTGGGCGCAGGTGGCACCGTTTAGCCTGCTGGAACTCGGCAAGATTGGCGGCAAGGACACGCTTGTACCAGCACTGCCCTACATCAAATCAACTGGTCAGATAACTCGTGCCATATCAATTACAGCCTTGTTTAACCAAGGCAACATCCTTGAAGACACTTTCAAGGAAGAGTTTATTGATTACGGCTCCAGCGTCCAAGATGTTATTGTCACGCTCATCTATCGTGACACCGAGCGCGGCAGTGTTTTTCCACGTAACAACAGTGTAGAAGTGAAACGCACTGATACGCAAGAAGCCAATGCAATCCGCGAAAGCCTTGACATTTCTCAGTTTGTAACAACACGCGCCCAAGCAATTTTACTTGGCAAGTACCTCTGCAACGTGAGACGTTACAACCGTCGCGCCATTGAATTTGTCACATTCCCTACGGATATCTTCGTGATGCCTGGCAGTTACGTCTATGTTGAAACCAGCAACAATCAATGGGACGGCATATACACCGGTCGCATTGAGGACAATGGTGTTTTCAATGTGCCGCTACAAGGCATCCCTAACGGCACCTACAACGTGCTCACCTACGGCAGCACCGACGGCACGCGTTCTTTTAATGGCGTGGCAGTGAGCAATGGCGCCGCTCCTGCACTTGCATCACGCAGAGGCGACTTGTTTGTGCTCGGTCAAACTGTCCGCGCCAAGCGAGTGTTTCGCGTGACGGAAGTAACGATGGAAGAGGAAGGTGAAACCACGGTTCGCGCAGTAGAGCACCCGTGCGACAGCAATGGCCAGTCGTTCATTGCGCAGGGCATCGCCAGCTACGTGGGTGGCCTCTTTACCATTGATGGCAGTGGAGAGTAGAATGCAAACAAATGGTTAGGCGTTAAAGATGGGTTTTTACACGGGGCGCAGCGGCAGGATGTACATCACTCCAATCCTTTTTGCCGGTCCCACGCCAGCCGACAATCAATCGGTGCTCAAAATCCGCGACTGGTCCATTGATACCAGCTTGGAACTGTTGGAAACCACCACCATTGATACGGCAGTTAAAAGCTATACGCCTGGCATGGTTAGCTCCACTGGCTCTGCCACTGTCATGTATTACAGAGGAGAGTCTGGTGACATTGGCGTGCAGTTTGAGCAATTGCTTAACAAGGTGATGAAGACTAGCAATACAGGTGTTACTGCTTCTGATCGCGTGGGCATGGTGCTCCGAGCTGGTTCGCAACCAGGAACTGGCGCCGACGTAAAAGATGACATTGCATTTAATGCGTACATCACCAACGCTGGCATCACCGTGGGCACTGGTGAGCTTAGTAGCGTATCGCTGCAATTTACAGTTGACGGACCATTTATAGAACTCGTTGACGCATGACCTATTTTATTGGCAATGTCGGCAACGTAAGACTGCGCCGGAATAATGAAGTAGTTTTGTCGGCATTGGTGAAAGATGCTGACGTAACTGTTGTATTAAATCGCGTTGGTTTTGAAGGCGCTGTTGATAACTTACTAACTGGAGACAAAGTAACCATCAACACTGCCGACACACGTGGGCTATTGTTTTTCACCGTAGGCAGTTGGGTCGATGGTGAAGGCGTCGAGCAACGTAGCTTTTCTGCGTATATCAATGTAAACGCTGCTGGCGGTTTACGGTTTTTCCCAACATTTGCGGATGCTGTAAACAACAATCGCGCCGTTGAATATCAAGTGCAGTCGTTTGTTGGCGACCCGATTTTAGTCCAATTAGTAGTGCGCGACATTTCGGCCAATGTACTCGGAAACGTTACTGCTTACACTTTTAACACCGACCGCGAAAGTTTAGACGCAACCACGCTAAATGATAAATTTAAGCGCATGTATTCTGCTGGACTTATAAGCGGCGGCGGTTCCATCGACTGTTTGTTCAATAATGTGACATCTGGCGTAAAAGAAACGCCACTGCTGATGTTGCAGCTTATACATCGCGTGGATATTGGCAGCGAATTTGACTGCTTGCTGTCGATTACGGATTCGGAAAATGACGCAAGCCTGACGGACATCTACTACGAGTTCACCGCAATGGTGACACGCGCAGGCTTGGAACTGTCTGCATCCGACGTGATCTTGTGTAGCATAGACTTTGTAACCACTGGCGAAATTCGCTTGCTAGTGGGACGGCCATCTGGCTATATACTGAAGGAAGATGATGACCGCCTAGCCCTCAACCAGAATAGTCTGGAATTCCTGCTGACCGAGGTTGAAGACTAGAATGTACCAAAGGAGCTTGTGACCCGTGAGTGACCAGAGGATTACGCAGCTAACCAAGCTGAACCAAGCTGACGTAGCAGCTAATGACGTGCTGGCCATCGTTGATGTTGGCTCAAGTATTACAAAAAAGGTAGAAGCCAAGGAGCTGTTCCAGGCTGGCGCAAACCTAGCTGATAACGCCAGTATTGATCTTGTCAAGCTCAACCAGGCCAGCACCACCAAACTCGGCACCACGGCATTAGCTGATGATGCAGTTACGGCCGCCAAGCTGGCCAATGACAGCGCTATTGCCTACGACTCTGTCGCGCCAACCATTGATAATTTTGATGGTCGCGGTTACGTCAACAGCACCAGCAAAGCTCTGCAAGTATTTGATGGCAGCGCATACCAGCAAGTTGTGGCGCCCACTGCTGGCATTGCAGACTTGGCTGTTACCACTGACAAATTGGCTGATGGTGCAGTCACCACCGCCAAAGTAACTGCCCTTGGCACGGCTGCTTATGCCGACAGTAGTGTAACTGAAGCCAAGATCGGAGCCAACGCAATAACCAATAGCAAGGTGGCTGATGGCGCCATTACCACTGCCAAGGTAGATGCTGCTGGCCTTGCTGCTGCTGCTATTGCAAGCGATGCCATCACCACGGCCAAGGTGCTTGATGGTGCCATTACAGCGGCGAAGTTAGCTGCTGATAGCACCACCATCGTCCAAGCCGGCACCCCCACGGGCAGCGGTGCTTATGAAGGGCAGCAATGGTTTGATACTAATACCAGCGTTAAATATGTATGGGATAGCACTGCATGGGTGAGACAGGCGGCAATCAATGCCCTTACCTTCACTGATAGCACTCCTGTTAATTTTGCTGTTGCATATCCAGATAGGCATTCAGCAATTATTACAACCACGCTTGACACGCAAGTTGCCAATAGAGCTTTCGTTGGTCCAGCCGCTGGTGCTGACGCAGCTCCAACTTTTCGTGCATTGGTGCCAGCAGACTTGCCTGATGCCACGGCATCAACCAAGGGCATCATTCAACCTGGCACAGGGCTAGTCGTTAATGGCGGCACACTAAACCATAGCAATAGCGTTGCAGCAGGCACCTACACCAAGCTCACGGTTGATGCGCAAGGACACGTCAGTGCAGGGGCACTGTTAGAAGCAACGGACATTCCAGACATTGACGCTGCCAAAATTACCACAGGCGAACTGCCTACTGAACGCCTTGCTGATAATGCAGTAACAAGTGACAAGCTGTCAGACTACAGCACTGCATCTCTTGGCGAAGTATTCCCAACACCTAGTTTTATTGGTCAAATTCACTTAAACCCGCTGGATAAGTCGTTCTTCATGTGGGACGGCAACGTTTTTGTGCCCATTGGTATTTCGGCCGGGCAAATTATCTTTGCTGGCACATTTGATGCAAGTACAGGAGGAGGAGTTGGAGCCATTGCAAGCCTTACTCCTGAAGGAGTGGCTGCTGGTTTTTCAATTGGCGCATTGCCTGCATCATCTGCAGCAAATAATAAACATTATTTTGTGGTTAGCGAAGGCGGTACAATCACAAGTGGCAATGCACCCAATGTAACACTTGCACCGCCAGACCTTATTCTTTCGGTGTATAACACTTCTAGCCCAGGATGGGTGGAGATTGACGTATCTGCTGGCGCAGGCTCAATTTCAGCAAACCAAGTAAGTTTTACTCCTGCTGGCGATCTTGGCTCGACTAGTGTTCAAGCTGCTATTGAAGAAGTTAGCACCGAATGCCGCAATGCAACTAACTTGACCAGCGGCACCCTTGCTGTAGCGCGTGGCGGCACCAACCTCGCTAGCTATACCAAAGGCGACATCATTGCGGCTAGCGCAGCTACCACACTTGCAAAGTTACCAGTTGGCACCAATGGGCAAGTATTAACGGCTGATAGCACTGAAACTAGTGGTCTCAAATACACCACTCCCACAGTTGGTACGGTCACAAACGTAACCAGTAGCACCACTGCACTGACGATTGCTACTAGCACCACCACGCCAGCATTGACGATTCGTGCGGCGACGACCAGTGTTAATGGCATCGTCCAGCTCAGCGACAGCACGGGCACCACTAGCTCAACGCTCGCCGCCACTCCTACAGCAGTCAAGGCGGCTTATGATCTGGCTAATGCAGCATTGCCCAAGACTGGCGGTGTTATCACTGGTGCGCTGGAAATTGGCAGCGCTGGCAGCTTGATATTTGAAGGCAGCACCAACGATGGCAACGAAACCACTATTACAGTTGCAGATCCAACTGCTGATCGCACGATTACATTCCCAAATGTAACTGGCAACGTTGTTACAACTGGCGATAGCGGCACTGTCACTAGCACAATGATTGCCGATGGCACGATTGTCGACGCTGACATCAATGCCTCTGCCGCCATTGTTGATACCAAATTGGCTACTATTGCCACTGCCGGTAAAGTAAACAACAGCGCCACCACTGCGACGAGTGCTAATACGCTCAGCGCTATTGTTGCAAGAGATGGTAGTGGCAATTTTTCCGCCGGCACTGTCACTGCAAGCCTGACTGGAGCTGCATCATTAAATGTTCTGAAAACTGGTGATACACTTACTGGCGCACTGCTGCTGGATGATGCTGCTAATACGGCTACAGCACCGGCGCTTGCTTTTGATGGCGATACAAATACTGGCATCTTCCGCAGTGCTGCTGACACTTTAAATGTTGCCACTGGCGGCGTCGAGCGCGTTGAGTTTGGCACCACTGAGGTGGTATTCAACGATGGCGGCGCTGATGTTAACTTTCGCGTTGAAGGTGACACCAAGGCCAATTTGTTCAAGGTGGATGCGGGCACTGATGCTGTCAGCATTGATGGAGCGTTTTCAGTTGCTGGCGATGCAACTGTAAGCAGTCTCAACGGCGGCCCGCTGGCTGGCTTCCGCAACCGCATCATCAATGGCAACTTCGACGTCTGGCAGCGGGGGACGATTTTTAACAGCCCGGCTGATAACACCTACACGGCTGATCGGTGGGTAGTTGTCTACGACGGGTCTGGCGCCACACGCGCGATAAATCGAGAGACCTTTATTCCAGGTTCAACTGAAGCAGCCCCTGGGGCAGCGTACTTTTTAGGATTTAATCAGACTGTTGCTGGATCAGGGGGAACATATAACGTGTTATCGCAACGCATCGAAGGTGTTCGCACATTTGAGGGACAGACAGTAACACTTAGTTTTTATGCTCGTGGCCTTAGTGCGGCATTGACTTTGCCTGCTATCGGACTATCGCAGGACTTTGGGGTAGGTGGGTCCGCAAAAGTATTTACCACGGCAGCCTCAAGCGTAGTCATAGCAGGCTCTAACTTTGCCAAATACACTTACACGGTAACTTTGCCTAGTATCAGTGGTAAAACTATTGGTACAAGCGCTTATTTGGCGTTAGAGTTTAGTCTGCCCACCAACGCAACCTTTCACTTCCAAATTGGCAGCGTCCAACTAGAACCCGGCAGTGTCGCCACACCAGTTGAGCAACGACCGATTGGGACCGAGCTGGACTTGTGTCAGAGGTATTTCCAGCCAAGCGCAGTGTATGCTGTTGCGTATGTTGATAACGGTGGGACGATGGGCACTGTTGCTCACCTTAGACCGCGAATGAGAACCGCGCCTACAATTAGCAACATTGTTACTGATTCGACAAATTTAGGTGCAAGAACTTTTACGACAAATGCATCCAATGTTTACATTGCTGCTATTGCTTCTTCAGCGGGAGGTACGCAACTTTCCGAAACATTTAACGCCTCCGCCGAACTGTAACCAGCCATGTATCAACTAACCACCGGCACCAGCATTATCCGCCTCTCTGATGGCGCGACAATTCCTAATGACCCCGGCAACCGGGACTACCGCGAGTATCTGGAATGGCTCGAAGCCGGCAACACCCCTGAGCCTGCACCTGCACCACCACCGCCACCCCCCAGCTACGTGGCCTTCTGGGATGCGTTGATCGCCAGCAGCGTCTATGCCTCCATCCGCACGCAATCCATGGCAAGCCTGCCGATGAACACGCTTGCCACGGAGTTCATTGCTCTCATTGGTGATGCCAAAGCTGGCCGTCCCAACGAAGCTGCCATCCAAGCCAGCATGAGCGCAGTGTTCGCCACTGGCACCTTCACCGAAGATGACGCCGAGGAGTTCACTGCTGCTTTGGCGGCTGGGTTGTTGGATGGCATCTATTCGCTGACCTAGACTGGCATCATGGCAATCTCGCCCGGCCAATACAACTTCCCCCTGCAGCGCCGGGCAGACCACAGCATCACGCTGCAATTCAATGACAGCGCCAACGCAGCCATCAACTTAACAGGATGGACTGTCGCCGCCCAAGTCTGGAACCAGGGCCGCAGCACAAAATACGCTGACTTCACCGTCACCTACACCAACCGCGTCACCGGCACCATCGCCATTGCACTAACCGACGAGCAAACCGCCACGCTACCCAACGAGGCGTACTACGACGTACTACTCACCAATCCTGCTGGCTTGAAAGAGTATTACCTTGAAGGAATCATCTACGTGTCAGAGGGATATACAGCATGACCTCTGTAAACGTCACAGCCGTAACTAACACGGTCACTGTCACCGAGGGCGATACCACTGTTGTCACCGTCACCACCGCTGGCCCGCAAGGCCCCAGTGGCGGAGGTGGTGCAGCAGCTTACGTCCACACTCAATCAACGCCAGCCATTGTTTGGACCATTAATCACAACCTAGGCTTTCGTCCTTCGGTAGAGCTGCTCGATTCTGGTAGCCAAGAGATTGACGGTGAGATAGCGCACCCGACCGTCAATCAAACCGTAGTTACACTGAGTCCAGCAACTGCTGGGCTCGCCCGCCTTATCTGAGCATCTCCCATGGCACGCAAATTTTTTACCGACATTGACCTTCAGTCAGTCTCGAAGGTCATTAACGTCCCGACTCCGACTGCTGCTGGTGACGCCGTACCCAAGTCTTATGTGGACAGCGCCGTAGAGGGCCTGGCGTGGAAGGATTCGGCCAGGGTCAGCACCCAGGGAAACATCGATCTATCGGCGCCTGGCGCAACGATTGATGGGATCACGATGGCCAGCCAGGACAGGTTCCTGGTGCGCTCGCAGACCACCGCATCACAGAACGGCATCTACGTCTGGAACGGCGCGTCTACCGCTGCTACACGGTCGCTGGATGCTTCTACGTTTGCTGAGCTGGAGCAAGCCGTCATCAGTGTTGAGGAGGGCAGCGATGCCGACAGCAGCTTCCGTCAGACCGAAGTCAACGGCACCATCGACTCCAGTGCGGTCACCTGGGGCGCATTCGGCACCAGCGCTCCTAGCGCATCGGAGAGCACCGCTGGCATCGCTGAGTTGGCCACGCAGGCCGAAGTGGACGCCGGTACCGATGACGCTCGCATCGTCACCCCGCTGAAGCTGAAGGCCTGGAGCAGCGCACCCAAGCGTTACGCCGCATCCTTTGGTGACGGCTCTGCCACCAGCTACACGATCACCCATAACCTGGCCAGTCGTGACCTGACAGTGGCGATCTACCGCAACTCGGGTAGTTATGACGAAGTCGAGTGCGACGTAGAGCACACCACCACCAACACGGTGACGCTGGTGTTTGCCACTGCACCCACGTCTAACCAGTTCCGCGTCGTGGTGCTCGGCTAATGGCAAGGAAATTCATAAAT